TCACTTTCATCCTGTCGTGAGTAGCTTAGTTGCTCCAAATCAAGCATCTCTTGTGCTTCTTCAGGAGTATACTCATCTGAAATTAACAAGCGCCCGTCTTCGCCTTTGAGTTGGTGAAGCATGTCGTCTTGTTCTTGTAGTTGCTCAATAGCAGTCTCACCGTAAGCACGGGGCCAGTTAACACCTGAGTTAACCGCATTCTCTATCGCAATTTCGATAGGCTGTTCTTCACCATCCCAGATGGTAGGGATTAGAGTTGGTTTGCCATCAATATCAACAATAGTTGTTTTAACCGTAGACAGAGTACCATCTTCATTTCGCTTGGCTGTGCCATTCGCAATGTTAAGAAAATGATGTTCTAGGATTGGGTCCATTACTCGGCTCCCTTAATTGCTTCATCACGCAAAGTGGCAAACCTACGAAGTTCACGGATTGCACCCTGTATTTCTAGGATGCGGTCCCGATCCTTTTCTTTCTCAAGATTGTCTCGGTGTTGCTGAATGCGGTACTGCGCATAAGCGTCTAGTCGTTCCATCTGGTCTTTGTCGTTGACCAGAAGCAGAAGACTGCGAAAGAATTGTTTATTCATTATTGTACTGGCGGCTGTTGTGGGGGCTGATTAGGTTGCTGCGGTTGTTGACCCCCGTTGTCGCCACCGCCACCACCTGTGAACCCTGCAGCGTTAGGCTCTGGTGCATTTCCTGGGGCTATAGTGCCCCCACCGTTACCTGTTGGGTCTTGTGGGTTTGGTGCGCCACCTTGTTGCGGTGCTTGCTGTGGCTGTTGTGGCATCATAGCCTGAATGTCAGCCATCATCTTCGCTTGGATAATTGCCTCACGCTGATCGTTTAGGATTTTATCTTCGTCTAGGTCCATAGAAGCAGCAAGTTCACGAAGCACATAGTCATACTTCACAAACGGTGCCATCTGTGGATTGCCTGTCATCTGCATAAACTGCAGTAGACGTTGGCTACGAATTTCATTCCGCATTAAGCTTTCCGTCCCACGGGCTTTCACCTCTAAGTCGCCATTCGTAAATTCTTTGTCGAAGTTGAATTGCATGTTGAACGCAAACAAAGCTTTACCAAGCGGGGCTAGGAGATAGTCGTCGATGTTACGCACTACAGCCTTAATGTTCTGTGCGGCTGCACCCATCAGCATGGACATACCAGAAGCGGTACGGCCTACCCCCATAATGCCCGTGGAACCGTGGCTATACGATGGAATACCTGTGGCTTCGTCAGATAGCTGACGGGCCTTATCAAACATCATCAATAGTTCTTGAGATACGTTAGGGAACTTAGTGCCGAAGATAGCTTGCCCTGGGGCACCAGCTTGTCTACGGAACACCTTTCCTGGGTATACTGACATATCCTGTCCTGGGACTAGGTTAGTCTCATCAATCTCAATGAGTAGGTTTCCTGACAACGCACCGTTGTCTACTGCCATACGCATGAAGCCATTCATCAGCAACTGCGTGTCTTCCATGTTTTCTGCAACACCAATGCCAAAGAAGCTATATGGGTTTAGTTCGTAAGGAACGGCAGAGTAAGGAATACGGCTAGGGGTAAATGGGTTAAGGACTAGACGCAGGATTTGTCCGTTACAAACCCAAACGTTTACTTGAATTTCGTCACGATCCGCTAGATCACTTGGAATTTCCATGTCAGCTTCTTCAGCCAACTCAGCATCCAAGATGCCCCAGTATTCTAGGACTTCAAAGCGATCAACGGCTTCTGTATTACCGCCATCTTCTAGAGTATTTTCCCAGTACTCTCGTTGGTACTGTGGGCCGTACTCAATAGCGAGTTCAATGCTTTCGTCACGGAAATGTGGACGCTTTTTCAAAGACCGCATTTGTGTGCGGTTTAGACGATGGCGCTGCACGGTAAATTCCGCTTCAGCCATATTTCGTGCGTCAGGATCAGGATAGAAATCCCAGATAGAAACGTACTCCACTTTTGGAATAGTTTCAAACAAAGGCTCGTAATTACCTTCTTCATCCCAACGTGGATATTCTTTGTCGAAGGCAAACGGGCCTTTGATAATACCCGTACCAAACAAAGATGTTTCAAATGCTACAGAACGTAGGTGCTTAGAAGCGTTTGTCTCTTCTAGCTGATCGTGCATCTTCTTTTCCATCATCAGAGCCGCACGTTTTGCAGGCTCAAAGGTGATGGCTGTAGGCGTTGTGCCTGCACCCGCTTCTAGTTCTTCCCGAACAGGCTCTAGACGCTGTTTAAAGACGCCCAGATCACGCTCAATGTCTGGACGCACGATAGTACGGGGGACTTTGTACTCTACCTGTACCTTTTCCTTTACCTTTTCGTCGGTAAGGGCGTTAGGATCGTAATTTACCGCCCCAGCTACGTTATTTGGGTAGCGACGGGCTTCAATACCAATAGGAAACTTAGAACCTGCAAAGAGAACGTCCACCAACTGCGCATATGACGCCAATACTTTGGTTTTCGTGATCTTAACAAACGCTTTAGACTTCTCTGTGTCCGTAAATTGGACATCAGGGCCGTATAAACCCCGATAATTGCGATAAGCTAGTAGCCAACGCTCTTCATCAATGCGTCGGTTGTCCTTAGAACGCCGAAACTGCGTATCAACGTAGGAAGCAAGACCATTAAAGTCTATATTTTCCTGTTCTACGTCGCTTCCTTCTTCCAAAGCCACAACATTGGTTGCTTCAGTAGCTTCTTCAGGGTCTAAGCCTTTAGGTTTGTCCATAAGTGCCATGTTTTAGTATCCAAATGTTGCGTCTGATGGTGTCCAGCTACGTTGTGGGACGCCTTGACCCCAATCAAACGGGGATGCCGCCCTAGGTCTGGACATTACGCCGTATCTAACGCTGTCATAGGCGTGGTCTGAGGCGTATCTGGGATCAATATCATCCGATCCTTTGGGATCAGACGGAATTACGGGTAAATCTGAGATAATCTGACGACAAGTATTGAAGAACATGATCCCAGCTAGTTCAGTTTCTTCATTATATTTCAGTCTTTCGTGTAACTGGTTCTTCCCAGCTACCCTTGCGCCTGCAGATCGGTCACTAGGACGCCATCTACAGCCCATCGCAATCATTTCTTCGGCGATTGAAGGTCCGATTTGTCCACGATTATGCCAGCAACTGCTGTCCAGAACGCCGTAACTGATTGATTCACCTCGTTCTGCATCAAGAATAGCCGCTGCCAAATCTTTTCCAGTGTGTCTTGAGACATAGAGTTCCCTATAAACGTAAAGAGTTTCAAAAGATGGGTCTATTGCGAACCAATGTACGGCACTGTAACTGCTATAACCGTAGTCGCATGACCTAAACCGACGCCAATCCTTGGGTATATCGAATGGTTCACAGACATGAACGCTATTCTTAAACTCAGGAAAGGCTGCACCATCCGCAATATTCCAATCGCCTTCTAGTAATTGGCGACGTTGCATCTCTGGCAAAGACAAAAGGTTGGCTTCGTATTGCCCCCCTTCACGAAGATAGGGGTTGTCTTTCAGTGATGCTGGGATAAAGCGTCTGTAGAATAGAGGTTTGCCCTCATTCTCATGTCCCCTAGGGTATACTAAGGGTTCCCCTGTGTCAATATCTGTCGCAACAAATTTCTGATTGTTAGGGGCTGGATCAATGAACATTTTCTTGACCCACATATGACCCACACCACCTGGGTTTGTTGTTGCCCTCATAAACAAGGGTAGGTCTGGGTCTGTACTACGCAGACGTGACCTCATGTAATTCCAAGCAAAAGGTGTAGGATGTTGGGTAAGTTCGTCGAATGCAATGTAGCTAAATGCCTGACCTTGGTAACGTAGAACATCTTCGTCCCTTTCAAGGTATGTCATCCATAGTCTAGCACCAGACGGAAACGTCCACTGGCTTTTCTTCTCCTGCCATTTCGCTCCCTTGTACGCTTTCGGATATAACTCTTGAGATTTCCATATGAGTTCCCGAAGTTCGTCATTAGTTCGTCGCAGGATAAGTCCATTGAAGTTGCTATTGCCGAAATATCGCATTGGGTCAGCGAGTAATGCGTAGGATTTCCCGCCACACGCACTGCCGCCATACTGGACAACACATTCCGATGCCGCCAGAAATTCTGTTAGTGGACCTT